GGCCATGTGGACACGCACTGCCACGCACGCATCCAGCGGCAAAACTAGCCGTTTTCGGACATCATGCGTGGCGTGCATAGATTTAGACCGAGGCGTAGGCCGTATACATGAATGCGTGCATGGTGTCAATTGTTATTTGCGCGCTGCGGCCATGCGCGCCGCTTTTAGGCGTTCTGCCTCGATAGCGGCTTTGATGTCGCGCCTCGTGCGATTGGCGCCCGCGATGGTCGGACGCGCAAGCGATTTGCCCATGGCGGCGTAACCGTTGCGAATGTTGGATGCGATGGTGAAGCGTTTCGGCATTGTCGTTCCTTTCGAGTGAGTAGATTATAACAGTTTCGTCTTCTTCCGCGCAACCCCCGCCTTACGAAGCGCAATCGCAACTGCTTGCTTTCGCGGTTTGCCGGCCTTGCGTTCCGTGCGAATGTTAGAAGCGATGACCTTGCGAGATTTTCCAGGTTTGAGAGGCATATAAATCACCTATCGTTTGATTTCATGCATGTACGCATACTCATAGAGCCCAATGCATTTGATTGACTCCAGAAATTTATGCGCATGTTGATGAAATCGAAACAGCGCGAGCACCTTGCGGACGCCGTCTACGTCGACGTAGACGGCCCATCGCATTTCGCGGTCAGCGTGTGTGTTCACCGGTAGCTCACGCGTTTGCCGCTGTACAGCGTGCCGTGACCGTCGATGTGAATAGGCGTGAACGGAATCCCCGCATCGCGCGCAATGCAGCGCTCGCAGAAGCAAATCGTTGCGATTTCAGAAAGACGTAAGTTGTCAAGCATGTTTGTTCTCCGTTACTGTTGCGTTTCCCACTGTTCGGCTTCCGCAGGCGATTCGAACGCCATCCAGCCACCGCTCACTTCGATGATGACAGCAGCCCAGAAAGCATAGTTCTCGGCATCTTCGCGGGTGGCGGCTTCCGAGTATTCGATGAACGTCTTACGCATGTCAATCTCCGTTGTTGATGTTGTCAGTATAAAAGAAAATCCCGCCGAAGCGGGATTGAAAGTTTCTATCAGAAACAAGGAGACAAGCGAAAACAAGTTAGGGAGGGCGGCGCGAGGATGCATCGATCGCATTCGAGGAACGACAGGAACGCCGACGCGTGCGATGCATAGCGGCCCCTCGCGCCGCCCAAACTTTACGATGCGTTGTCGTCGAGGAAGTTGGCGTGCGGTTTGGCGTGGAAGTTTTGGACGATCCAGAGCTTGAGGCGATTGATTTCGGCGCGCATGCGGGCATTATTCCACGCGCTGATACCCGAGAAGACGAGGACGCCGACATCCAGCGCCGTTTTGAAATCCACGTTCACGATTGCCCCTTGACGATGTTCCAGATAGCGGCGAATACGACGACGAGGCCGACGACGATCGAAATAGCGTCGGCGCCGAACTTGGAAAAGAACGAGGAAACCGTGTCATTGACAACGGCAGAGTTTTCGTAGGGCTTGACTTCGCCGTTATTGTTAGTGCCACCGAAGGTTCCCGCGCCTTCGTTGGATGTGTCAGCGCTACCGTATATTTCGGCGAGCGCATCCATCGCAGATTTCGAATTGTTACCAGAGCTTTGCGAGTAATTGTATCCGCCTTGATTGAGCAGCGATTGTGCATAATCGGCCATGCCGCTGTCGGTGAGAAGCGTATAGCCGGTGCCGGACGAGTTCGGGGAGAGTTGGAAGTTCGCAAGTCCGCCGTAGGCGAGCGCATTCGCGATCGCGTCGCCGTTGGAGGAATTGATGTTGAACGTTGCCACGGCAGGCGATCGAGATTACACGCTCGACGCGCGGGAGGGTTGGGTGCCGATGGTGGCGCGCGTGTTGACGGTGCCACCGACGCCACCGCCCATCGATCCGTTGACGCCGGGCGCGCCGGACGTGTAATCACCGACAGCGGCATAGGACGAACCCGTCTTGATCTTGCCGCCGATGACGGCGTTGATGATCGTTCGCCACAAGGGCGATTGTTTCGGTTGCGGCGTCGGGTCGAATTGCTGCGCGGACTTCGCTTTCGGCAACGTCGTCGCCGGCGTGCGCAGACCGGATTCGACCATGTAGGGCGAATACGGTAGAGAAGTGGCACGTTGGATGGGCGAGTCCGAAACGGCTTGTGTCGGGATGTTAGCGTCCGCAATCACGAGCGGCAGGCCGTTCGCGCCTTGATCGGGGATGCCGCCGCCATTGTAGAGGTTGAAATTGTACCCGCTCATGATGTCACCTCAGAAGAAAGCCGCGAGCGCGACTCCTGCAATGGCGGAGATAGCGCCAGTCTTGACTTGATTGTTCGACACAGTCTTCGCAACACTCGCTTGAGCGTTCGTCTGACCGGTCGCGACCGCCGTTTGGTTGTCGCTTATATGCATCTGTTCGTTCGCTTGAATCTGCGCGACGTTTTGCGTTTCATTGAGTTGTGCTTGCAACCCTTGCAGCTGAATGTGTCCGAGCGCGATGCTGGTTTGATTGTTGTCCGAGTTCAGAGCGAGCTGACCGGCGATGCTTTGCTGCTGCTGCGTGATCGCAGTTTTATCGGCCTCGGTTTGCTGAGCGAGTTGGAACGTCTGCGCCGACGATTGCGCTGCCGCAGCGGCCGACGTTTGCATTTGCGCTTGCGCGTATTGCTCATCGGCGGCGTATTGCGCGTCGGATTCGCCACCGGACGAAGTGGACGAGGAACCGCGTTTCATGACGATGAGAACGACGCCGAATACGGCAATTCCGATGAGACTGTATTTCACCCACGGCTTTTTGATCGCGGCTTTGACGTCGAACGGCATGACGCGTCCTTTGTGAATCCCGGATTAGGGATTCGTGTTGATGAGCGGTTGGAACGTGTTTTGACCGGCCTCGAAACCGCCGCCGAGCAAGTCGGCCACGATCGGGACGTGATGTTGCACGACCTGGGGCGGTTGCGTCAGGCGCCACGGTTCGCAGGGAATGCCATTTCGTTCGTTGCGGACGAGTTGACCGGCGCCTTGCACGGAGTTGGCGGGGTAGCCCTGGAACTGTTGGAACAGTGCGCGTCGCGCTTCGCCTCCTTGATGCAGCGCTTCGGGGCCGCGCAGGAATTGGTAATCGTACCCCTCGCGCATCAAGGTGACATGTCCGAGGGGATCGATGATCGTAACGAGTGCGTCCATGACAGCTCCCGAAGTGAAGGCGAAGCGTTCGATATCGTCTCAGTAGCCGGTGTAGCCCCCGAACGACGAGCCGGTCACGGGCTCTTCGGCCGCCTTGAGCAGTCCGCCAAACGCTTGACCGCCCGAGGTGAGGACGGCGGCAGTGTTCGAATTCTTGGACAGGATGACCGAGAGAATCGCGACACCGACGATGGCGGCGAGCAGGACGGTCAGGGAGTTGACGAGCTGATTCATGGCATGCCCTTTCAGGGGTGAACGACGCTTGAAGGCGACGCGTTCGGGTTGTAAGTCTGATTCCCGGACGACGTATCGACGGCGGTCGCGGAAGCGCTGGCGGTCAGACCTCGGATGACGGCATTACCGTTTTTGAGCAGGAAGACGGCGAACACGAGAACCATCAACGCTTTCGCGACAGGTCGGACGGGTTGCAGGCTGCCGAGTACGGCAAGGATCATGATCGCGGCACCAAAGGCAAGGAATCCTTGCGCGTCGGATGCAAGTTGCGCAAACATCGGCTTTGCGTTATTGCGAATGCCGACTTCGATCAACATGATCCCGAAGAACAAAGCGAGGATAGGCATTTAGAAAATCCACGCTTTGTATTTGGGGAGGGAACCGTTCGAGGCCGCGTACAGTACGAACGCGAGGAAGAAAATGCCGATCATCGTGGCCCACCAATTGGAACCAGAGGGTTGCACGACGTTCGGCATGATCTTCGCAGACGTATGTGATGCTCAGGCGCCCTTGCCGATGACGGGCACGTTGTACCGCGCGCCGACGAAGATGCCGATGGCGAGGAAGATCACGGCAGTGACGATGTGAAACTTGTTCATGATGAAATCTCCGTTGAAAAGAAGTTGAGACGATTACTCGTCGAAGTGAGCGAGGACGCGAGTCCAGAGAAAGACGCCGCAGAGGATCAGCCCCAGGAACAGGAGCCACCCGACGACGGACATGTTCGACGAGAACGGATGTTGCGTCCAGGCGGCAACGCGAACGAGCGTCGGGTCGCTCGCGTCGACTTGATCGTAGGCGCCGTCCAGCATGTTGATTACTCCGATTGAATGATGAGAGGTGCGGGGCCTGTCCTAGCGCCCCGCGTGCCCCGTGAAGATCAGGACGCCAGCGCCGACGCGTTGAGAAGGTTGTTGATGTTGGCGAGGTCTTCCCATCCGACGATCGCGTTCGCGTTCGCGTTGACGAGCGAAGGATTGACGACAAGATTCATGTTGCCTTGCGTCGACGTGTAGATGGGCTTGAGGATCCAGTCGAACAAGTAGATGGGCGTCGGCGCATCGGTCGTGAGGATGCCGCGCTCGGTGAGTTTCCACGTGGACGGATCCATCTTTTGCAGGTCGGTCGTGTTGGCCGTGCGAAGCGAGAAGTAGTTGATGTCGGATCCGTTCGCCGGGTACACGCCGGCCGACTGGTTGTCCCACAGTACGGCCGTCGAGAGGAAGTGACGGAAGTTGCTGTAGGGGAAGTAGTTGTCCTGACCGGCGACGAACGCCGAGAAGGGCGTCGTCTTGAGCTCGTACATCGTGCCGATGTCGATCGAGGGCAGGATCGGCCCGGACGACGACATCGGGAGCTGGTCGCGATAGAACTGGTAGACCGTGTAGGTGAGCGTCGGGATCGTCACCGCGCCCACGGCACCGGCCGCTTGGTAGACGGCGAGCGACGGATCGGAAGTGGACGACACGACCGCCTGTGCCGGCGTCGCGAACGTCAGTTGGATGTTCATGGTGGCGTTGACGACGTTGGCGTAGATCGAGCCGGTGAGGTTGTCGTCCGAGAACGCGCACGGAATCCAGAAGTACATCGTCAGCGTGCCGGTCGAGTTGACCGCGATCGAGGAAGGCGCCTTGATGACCGTCCAGTTCGAGCCGTAGCCCATCGGCGAATCGGTCGGCGTCGAGCTGCCGAAAGGCGATTTCTGGCGCAGCGACTTGACGACGGACAGGTGCCAGCCCGCCGTATTGATGCGCTGGTAGTTTTGCAGGTCTGTGAAAATGACGTTTTGCAGCAGGTTCGCGGGGCCGTTCGGCGTCAGGTTGTACTGCGACGAGCCGGCGGCCGGATTCGTGATCTGCGCGACGACCTTGACGAGGAAACCGGTGATGAGGCCGACGTTTTGCGTCGGGATGTTCACCTGCGTCGAAGCCGAGTTCGCGATCGTCGCGGACGCGATTTGCTGTTTCATCAGGACGGAATCGCGCAGGATCGCCATGCGGATCGCGTCGTTTTGCGCCTTCATTTGGGCCGCGCTTTGCTTTTGCGAGCCGGCGGATTGCTGTTGCATGATGTTTCCTTTCAGAGGAAGTTATGCCAAATCCGCTACACCATGAGCGGCGACGGCAGGGAAAGTGCCAAAGCGATTCGCAACGTTTCGCATGGCACCGACTGTGCGCAGTGCGTTGATTCGCACAAGCTCACGGTAAACGATGGGCATGTTGTCGATTTGACGCAGAACTTCCGCGCCGTGGTCGACATCGTGCTTGGCGTGATAGCGCAGCGTGTTGAAAAGCGCAGAGCCGTGCAGCGTTTCCAATTGGCACACGACTGATTCCGGCATTGGGAAGCACTCGAGAACCAACATATAGCCGAGCAGGCAATACGGCGTGACGTGCAACGCGAGGTAATATTGCATACCCGCAATCGTCGCCGCATCGAAAAGCAATTCGGGATTGTGGATCGACTCATCGCAGGTCGCGAGGTCGGCACGCAACCATGTCGCGTGTTCCCTCTCTTCGGTGCCGTGCTCGACGAGGAAATCGCGGAAGTTGCTGGGCGCGGTTTTGCATGCTGCGACATCCATGATGGTGCCGGATGCGACGATCATGTGATAGACGAAAACGAGATTGTCGACGACGACGCGGCGATTGGTGAAGTCCACGACTCCACGCATGCCGCGCAATTCATCGACCAATTGCTCGCCGTAGCCTGACACGATCGCCTCACGAGTGATGGATCACGAGCCCTGATACTGCGGGTTCGCGAGCCAGTTCAAATCGCCATAGTGTCGCAGCAGGAGGTCTGCGAACATGGTGAAGATGAGCAGCATGAACAACACGGTGAACCAGTTCACCGGGTTGCGCGCGATGGCGGGATTGAAGAATTCCACGATCATTCTCCGATCACGCTTGCGCCGATTGGCCGGCCGCGTTTCCGGCGACATCGCCGCCGACGCCGCGCGACTTGAGGAAGGACACGAGCGTGCCCAGGAGGAAGAACGAAACGAGCGCCATGAGGGTGATCGTCACCCAATTGGCGAAATTCCAGGTGATGATGTTTTCTTGCATGGCGTTGACTCCAAGCCGGAAGAATTTGCATGGTAGAGGAATTAATTGCGGCAATTATTCCCCAGGCCCCAATATATCAGGGAAATGGCTCTACAGCAATCGCCTTTTGCCGAATTCGAACAGCCCCCGGGGCTTGAGCTTTTCCTCGAAAATTGCCAGGATCGCCTCGTCCGTGGGCAACGGCGTCACGATGAGCGCTTCGTGATTGCGCGTGTTGTAGTACACCGAATGAAATTCCGGCAACGGTGGCGGCCCCACGTTCCCGTCATCGTCGACGGTCGGTTCCATCAAGTAGTCCAAATCCGCCATCCGCACAGGAATAAACTCGTTGATGAGCTTGCGATCCCGGCGATCAGTCAAAAAGAACACTTGGTAGAACGTCGCTTCTGAGACTGCGAATCGCGAAATGCGCGATGGGCGCTGCGATAGCGTAATCATCGGGATATGCTTGGCGCGACCTTGCGTGTAGAGCGCCGTCAGCGCTGGGTCGCGAGGGTCGAACATGTAGCCCTCGTCCATGAAAACGCCACAATCACCCCGCAGATAAACCCAGCGCAGCAATTCGGAAACTGCTGCATCGTCGGTGCCGGCAAGCGGGTGATAGACGTACACGCCCGGCTCTTTCTTCGGCCGCTCGTCCATCTTCAAATGCTTCGCATAGGGAATAGCATCGATCAATTCATCGCCTTTATGGTTGATGACGACCCATTGCGAATTTTCCAAATCCTTCTGCGCCAAATGCCAAACGGCCGCGACAGATTTCCCGCTCCCGTTTTGTCCGAGAACGAGTAACTGTTGCTGGTCGTTTGGCAATTTGAACGTCGGCATGACGACTCACAGAGGATTGACGTTGGCGGGGAACAGCGGTTGCGGATCGTTCGAACGTTGCGGCGCAGGCGTCGGCACCGGTCGCAACATCGGCTTCTGCGTCGGCTTTTCCAGCGAGAGGCGCATCTTTATCGCCACGACACGCGGTGCATAAATCTTGCCGCACGTCATGATGAGTCCCGTCCACGCCATGATTTTCGGGTCGATCACCTTGCCGTAAAACGCATTCACAGCAGCGATGTTTTCGGCGAGCGCTTTCGCTTCGTCCTTGTCCAGCTCCAACTCGGGCGTCTTGACCGCTGCTGCCAGCATCGCATGGATGCCGACGAGAACCGTCTCGATGCCTACCGCATCAGGCGGTACCGCTTTTCCTTTCGGGCCGGGCTTTCCGGCGGTGGCGGCGCTTCCGTCACCGGCGGCACGCTTTCCGCTGCCGGGCGGGCGTCCTCGCTTGCGCTTGACGGGTTCGGCGTCGGAGGCTCCGACGGTTGGGAGTCCGCCGAAGAGTGCGCCTTGACTTGCGTCAACGTTTGCACTGCTGCCGTCAGCGATTCCAGCGTCGCTTGCAGCGGCGTCACCGCTGCTGACAGACGCGTCACCTGTTCCTCCAGGCTGTTCAGTCGTTCCGAGTTCCATTCCGTTTCCCTCGCGGTTTCCCGCACTTCGTTCACGATTGCAGCGGCGGCTGCCTGCTCCGCTTGCTCGACTTGTCGCGTCAAATTCTCGGCTGCGTCGAGGGCATTTGAGGCGGCCTCGGCGGCGACCATCGCGGAAGTCGCGGCCGAGGCCGCTTGTTCCTCGGTGGCCGCGACCTCGGCAACGATGGTCGCGGCATCCATCGCTTACCGCCCGAACGCCTTGAGGATCGTCCCCACGGCCGGCAGCAGTTCGGCGAGCGCGGACTCGACGAGTTGCAGCCGCACCTCGTGCGCGCTCGGCGTCGCCGCCGCCTGCGCCGCGACGCTCGACGCGGCGACGGACGTTTGCGCGGCCTCGTCCACGGTCGGCGCGGACGACGCCGTGTCGACGACGGGCGATTGCGGCACCGGAGCCGACGCGCTGGTGACGGCGCCGACGATGGCGCCTTGGACTTGCTGCGCCATCGCGGCGGCGGCGCCCAGCTCGGAGGCGACGGTCGCGGCGCCCGTGCCGGGCAGCGACGCGGCGACGACCGGGGCGAGGGTGGAGACGACTTGCTCGGCCTCGGTCGCGGCATGCGCGAGGTGCGGCGCCGCGAGTTCGATCATGCTGCCCAGTTGCTTGAGTCGGTCGGAGAGGTTCATGTGTGCACCTTGAAGGTAGTTGATGAGTTTGCCGATGATCGCGTGCGCGATCGAGATTGCGGGTTTAACCGCGAGATTCGTCCACGTCGGCCGCATGGGCGTTTCCTTTCCGTTGTTCACGAAATTGCTCGACGATGGTGTCAAGCATCTTGCGAATATCGGTCACATTGTCTTCGACGCCGCGCAAGCGCTTATCGAAATCGATGACCATGTCTTGCGCTTTGGCTAGGTATTCGTCGAGCTTTCCTCGCTCGAATCCCGCCGCTTTCATGACGGCGCTTACCATCATGTCCATTCCGTTTGCCATTGTCGTTCCTTAGTATAACCATCCCTAATTTTCACCAAGCGGGGATGTAGCGCGTTGTTCCGTTGTCGCTGATCGGAATCCATTTCGTCGGATTCCCTGCGATGGGTGCGTTTGTCAAAGTTCCGGTCGCTGCCGCCGCACCGTTCGTCAACGCCGCCGATGTTTGCAACAATTGTCCGCCAGGCAACACGAGCGGTTTGAGCACCGTCACGTTGCCGTTGATTGTATCGACGCGGAAATATTCGACGTTTGCAGAATCTGCAAATCGAATCTGCCCCGACGACGCAAGCGCGCGAAACAGCAAGTCCGTATTTGCCGTCGTCACTTCAGTAACGAGCGAATTGCGCGACGAGATACCCGCTCCAAACCATGTTTGACCGTCATACACGGAACTTCCGAGCGACGCCTGCCACGTCATAAAGTGACCGCCCGTCGCGGCATTGTTTGGCGTCGCATCATATGGAAACGCCATACGCCCATAGTTGGTCACCATCACGCGGTGCGCATCGGTACCGGTCGGAAACGAAAACGGCGTCGTTGCCGATGTATGGTAATAGTCGACAAGAATCTTGTCACTATAACCGTCAACCGAAACGTTGTTCGTTGCCGAGGTCGACGAGCCACCAAAGTCGAGGCCTTCGAACTTTGCCGCTACCGATTCAACGACAACAATATTTTGTTTTGGCGCAGTCGTCGAAACCGGCGACGCGCTTTGCAATGTATAGATCGACGTATTGTATGCAGCCCGAGCGTAAGTTCCGCCACTCGACGCTCCTATCTGCAAGTCCTCCGAGGTGTTGCGTTCGTAGTAGGTGTTGACGATAGTCGCGTCATAGGATTGTTCCAGCCAAATACCGACCGGACTTCCTTGATAAGCGCCACCGACAACGGTTAGATTGTGTGTCGGAGTAAATCCGCCGCCGAAGTTCAATCGAAGGCATGCCGTCGTTTCGCTGTCGATAAAGTTATTGACGATGTGCGAAGCGTGAACGGCGCCCGTCAATTCAATACCGACGTTGTTTGCAACAATCTTATTGTTGGCAACGTTGGAACTGTACGAGTCCTGCAAATAAATTGCTTTGTCGAACGACGAGAATTGTGAGTTCAGGATGTACACAAACGGATTGTTATTCGTCACCTGAATACCGTAGGAGCCTGCCGTTTTTGCATTGCCGACAAGGACGAAACCATCAAACAACAACATGCTCGACGCCGACGTTTGATTTGCGGTCGTCATCGAGAAAATGCCGTTCGACCCCGTTGCGGTAATCGTGACGCCGTTACCACGCGACAACACCGGCTTTGTAATGCTGATCGTTGTCCCGACACGGCACGAGCCATTTGCCGGATAGCTGATCGTGGCGTTCGCAGGTGCGTTCGTGTACGCCGCTTGAATCGCCGTCGTGTCATCCGCGACACCATTGCACGTCGCGCCGAAATCCTTCACATTGATTTCATCACCGAGCTTCGCGTACAAACCACGATTAGCCGCACCGGTGATCGTGGACGTATAGCCTGCCGTGATTTGGCCGGTGCCAAGGTTTAACGATGAACCGGCGATGCTCGTAAATGCGCCGGTTCCGGGCGTCGTCGATCCGATAGACGGTGGCGACGCAAATAGCGAATTGATGCCCGACCCCGATACGGAACCGGACGACGAAATCGTCATCGCATCGGTCGCGCCGGAATTGACGAGAAAGTGAATGGCGTTTGCAGTAGTGGTACCGATTGCCAGATCGCCAGTCGTGCTTGTCAGGTAAGTTGCACCCGGCAAATTGAGCGAACCTGTCCCGCTGAATCCAGACGAGTTGATTCCGAATTCGCCGTAGTTGGTCGTCGCCGTCGTATTGTTGTTCCCGACGATGAAGCCAGCCGATGCGGTCGATCCTGCATTGAGGTTTTGCAGGATGAACTGCGAATAAGAATTCACGTTCGTCGCGAACGAACCGAAAATGTTCGTGTCACTGAAACCGAGCGTGCCGTAGTTGATCGCGCCGGTCGGTGCGGACGCGGCGATTGCCGCATTGAGGGTATGCGTTCCCGACGTAACGTTGCCGGATACACTGGCCGATGAGGCGCCGAGTGCTGCGGCGTTGACCGTACCGGTGTAGGTCTGCGATGCCAGACCGTAATTGATGCTAACGGTTTGGCCGGAGACATTGATGCCGGTTCCCGCCACAGGGACGCCCGTCGCCGGCTGCGAAGGGTTGACGACTTGCGCATGCGCGATGTCGGGCACGCACGAGGCGACGTAGAACGCCGATGACGTGGCGAGTGCGAGGCCGATGAAAAAGCCTCGAATGGTTTTCTTGGAAATCAACATGCTGATACCCCTTCAGTATTCGATCGCGCTGAACTTGTGCCCCGCCGTCGCCGCGATGATGGACACCTGATTGGAGGTGATGATTTTCGCGAATCCTCCCGGATAATTCGGACTGCTTGCAGCGGCGAGTTCGAACGATCCCACGCCGCCGACGACGGCCGCGCCGCCGGACGGGTTGTACCAAAGACCTTCGAGATTTACGCCGTCGATATTCTGGATTTCCAGTCCCTGGCGCGACGTGTTCGCGACGGCGAGAACCTGCGATTGGTTGGCGACGGTGATGGTGCCGCTGCGATCCGTGGCGGTCAGCGTAGCGAGAACGGTTTTCACCGTTTGCTTGGTATTCGTCGGCGCGTAGCCCGCGCTCACCGTGGCGTCGAGAATCGCATCGGCGACCGGAATAGAACTGCCCTGCGATGAATTCAACACACTCCACGTCTGCGCCTGGAAATACGTGTTGAGTAGGAGAACGTTCGCGATACCGGTGACTGCCGTGCTCGTCACATACATGACGCCACCCGAGAGCAGCGGAGCAAGCACGGGGAAAAAGCCTTGCGAATTCGGCGGCAGCGAAATCAACTGATTGAACGCGGGAATGTAAACCTGCGTCGTTCCGTTGACTTGGCTATTGTCGAAGAAAATCGATTGGATCGTTTTCAACGCGCCGTTGTTGTAGAAGCGCGAAGGATCGATGAGGTAGCCTGTCGTTGGGATGTTCGACGCGCTAAAATCGCACGCGCACGGGATGGCATAGGGGCCTTTTTCTCCCTTGAGCAGATTCTGTCCTGCGGCGAACGCGATCGGCTGCGCCTGGAAAATCGCACCTTGGACGGCGGCGTAGGTAGGCATTTTCTATTTCCTTCGACGAGTCGATTAATTGAATTAATGAGCGCGGATGTGTGCCGTTTACAGAAAATTCTACCCTAGAGCAGTCCACGTGCCTAGCCGGGCGCGTACAATAGGCCCTGGAAAAGACAAAGGCCCGGAGCAGTCCCCACTGCTCCGGGCCTCTCATCAACCCTTTGAAGCCACCATTCCCCAATGGCCACAAAGCGATCAACGTCTAAGGGTTCGGCAAATCAAGATTTGCAGGCCGCCCGGAATGAATTAAAACAGTTCCGGCACGACGTGTCAATACTCAAGCGTAAAGGATTGTTGGATAAAACAATCGACGCGCGGAGTATCAAACCATCGAAGTACCTGAAATCGCAAATCAAGCGGTTCGCGTCGGTCTTGCGCGGGGAAGCATCCCCCGTCAAAGTTTCGCGCACGACGCTCGCGAATCTCAAAAAGCGCGGGATCGATGTCAAATCGGGCCGCGCCATTATCCCGCATCAGCCGGGCGAGAAAGTCCGTGCCACACGAGGCACCTACAAAGTCGTCACCCCTGTGAAGGGCGGTCGAATTCAGCGTCTAGACTTGGCGCTCGACGTGGACGATATCAATCAGTGGCTCGACGACCTGTCGAACAACCGCTACAAAATCCCGAAGGGCGATCAACTCGCCTTTCAGTTCCGAGGCTATAACAGCCTTCGCGGATACACCGACCTCCCGTCGAAAACCGCACAGGAACAAATGGCCGAAACACTCATGGGCTATTCGCTCGTGAAGGATGCCATGATGGGCAAGTTTTACGACGGTGAGGATGATTCCGATGTCATCGAAGGCATCGTGATTTTCAAAACGGAACGCCTCGGCGAGCGGCCCGCGCCGAACCCCGAAGCCTATCGCAAGCATGAACAGGACGAGGCTGCGCGCGCCGCCTATCGCGAGCGTCAACGCTTGGAGCGCGAGGCTCGTCTCGGGCGCATGTCCGAAAAGTCGTTCAAGGAATATCGCAAGGATCGTGCCGCCGAGGAACGCGAGCGTCGTTCCAAATTATCGGATGCCGAAAAGGAAGCCTATCGCGCGAAGGCTAAAGCTCGCGCCAAAAAATCACGTGACCAACGAAAGAAGAATGCAAAGTAATCATGGCCTATAAACGCAAAGCAAAGCGGCGCATTGCGGTTATCGACTTCGAAACAGATCCCTTCCTGCACGGGCGTTTGCCGCGTCCATTCGCATGGGGGTTTTACGATGGCGAGCGATACGTCGAGCACTGGCAATCCAATGCGTGGGAGTCCAACGAATGCACAAACGTGCTCGTAGATTTTCTGCTCGATCAACGCGACGATTATTTGATCCTCGCGCACAACGGCGGGAAGTTCGATTTCTTGTTCTTCATCGAACGCTTGACGGGCGGGCTGCGGATCGTGAACGGACGCATTTTGGAGGCGCGACTCGGCCATCACATCGTCCGCGATTCTTATGGCATCTTGCCCATTCCGCTCGCGAAACTCGGCGGCAAACTATCCATTGACTATAAGTTGATGGAACGTGACGTTCGCGAGCATCATCGCGACGAAATCATGCATTATATGCGCGTCGACTGCGAGGAATTGTATAAGGCCGTGACTCTGTTCTATGAAGAGTTCGGCGATGCACTCACCATCGGCGGAACGGCGATGAAACAGCTCGAAAAATTCCACCCTTATGACAAGGGCAACGAACGTTTCGACGCCGAGTTCCGCAAATACTACTTCGGCGGTCGATGCCAATGTTTCGAAACCGGCATCATCGAGGCGCCCATTCAAGTGCGCGACATCAATTCGTCATACCCTCGAACGATGCGCGACGACAAACATCCGGTGACGACGGATCACACATTCGGAGTTCGCATCAACAAGGCAACCTGCTTTGTCGAGTGGGAAGGCGAGAACTTCAACGCCGTTCCCATGCGCACGAAAACGGGGCTTGACTTCACCATCCCGCGCGGAAAGTTCTTTTCGACGATCCACGAGTTTCAGGCAGGACTCGACACGAAGACAATTAAAGTCGAACGCGTTCACCAGACGATCGACTTTCGCAAGTTGCAAACCTTTGACTCGTTCGTCAATTGGTTTTACGACAAGCGACTGCGCGCGGGTGACGCAGGCGACAACTTTCACAAAGAATTTTACAAACTCATCTTGAACAGCGCATACGGGAAGTTCGCACAAGACCCGGAAAACTACGAAGATTCCATCATTCTGCCGCATGACGAGCTGCCGGACACGGATGACTACTTCATGAAGATGAGCGGCGCAGGTTACCGCATATGGGCGCGTCCGACCGCACGCAAGAATTACTTGAACGTCGCGACAGCGGCCAGTATCACGGGCGGCGCACGAGCCTACTTGCTACGCGGCATCGTGTCATCAACGCGCCCTCTCTACTGCGACACGGATAGCATCTTTTGTCTCGACATGCCGGGCGATCCCAACTCCAAATCGCTCGGCGATTGGAAATTGGAAGCGCGCGGATCGTGCATCGCTATCGCAGGCAAGAAGCTCTACGCACTCGTCGACGAACGCGGCGATTGCGTCAAAAAGGCATCCAAGGGTGTCACGCTATCGCACATGGCAATCGCGATGATCGCACGCGGCAACCGCTGCGAGACAGCGAACGACGCGCCCTCATTCAAGCTCGACGGCAAACACGAGTTCGTCAAGCGCACTGTCGGCGCAACCGCGCTCATCGATCACGACGACATCGAAGCCACCGAAGTGATCGATGACTAGAAATGAAAGAGGCCGCAGGGATCGCCTGCGGCCTCAGTGCCCGAGTTTAACGTCGCCGGGCGCGACGGGCCCACGCCCCGCGCGTCACTTGGCCTTCGCGGCCTTCGGCTTCTCGGCGGCGCCCGCGTCCTCGGCGGCCGGCTTCTCGACTTCCACCTCGGAAATCATCGGCACCTTGTAGCGCTTGCCGCTGGCCTTCTGCACCGTGAATTGGAACGAGCGGCCGACGTAGGTGTCGTTCGGGTACTGCTTGGTGATTTCGCTGTGGAACACGGCGCCGGCGATCATCTGCGCGCGCTCGCCCGTGTACAGGTTCGTGACTTGGCAGAGCACCGGCGGTTCCTGCGGCTTGCTCATCGTCTCGCGCACCTTGAGTTCGCCGGTCTCGGGATCGGTGTACTCTTCCTTCATCTTGCGCGCGGGCGCCGCTTCGCCCTTCTTGAAGGGCGTCTCGATCGTGATGGCGTATTGCTTGTCGTCCTCGATCTTGAGCAGCGGCAGCGTCACGTGGGCCTTGACCCGGAAGGCGACGGCGGGTTGATTGGTGGCTTCGGTCATGTCGTTTCCTTGAACGTGATTGATTGATGGACGCCGCGCGTCTGTCGTTCGGCGTGGATGCAATCCTAACACTGCCGTTTGTAAGATGTCCATTGAAATTTTCAATCGATAAGCCTTGCCGTAGCTTCTACACTGTCCACGTCATCAACGCCGATGGAGTCACCATCATGGTTACCGAGTTTTTCCGCGCGCTGTATTGGAGCTACGAAGGGCGCGACGTGCGCCTCACGATGTACAAGGAACGCGACTTGCCCGACGCCGCCCTCACCCGCCTCGCGTTCGCCCGCGCACGTCGAGCCGGGCTATCGCCCATCTTCCAGCGCGTGTTTTGGGGCGAGTTCCTGCGCCACGGCAACGATGACGAAATCGGCATCGCGTGGCCGCGTTCGTCAATATCCGAAGCGCTCAACATGGACGACGAACTGCCCGGCATGTGGGAACGTGCCGACTTCGTGGAGTAAATCATGCACGGTGGATTTATTTCCTCGGAGCTGGCCGTCCCGTCGAAATCGGCCGTCTACGCCGTCCGCTACCTCGCCTGCGGCCTCGCCACCGACGAAGGCGGCGAAATGCGCGACGCCTATGCGTATTGGGACAACCAATACCGCAAATGGGGCCTCGCCTCAATCTCCCACGCCAAAGCGTTCGCGAACCGGTTCACGGCGCGGGCGCGTGGCGTTCATCAAACCGTCCTCGAATGGAAAGCCACACTATGACCGCACCCGTTTCTCTGTTCGACGTGATTGCCTACGTCGAGACGAAAAACTGCCCGCCCCTCATGCGCTTCGAACCTGCCACCTACGCACGCGTGGCGTCCGGCGCGTGGACGCCGCTGCTCGATAAGATCGCGCAGTTCAACCAGTGCTCGCAGTCGACGGCGCGGATGATTTACTCCACGTCCTGGGGCGCCGCGCAACTCATGGGTTTCAACCTCTACGACCTCGGCTATGAGCAACCCGTCGTCGATTTCGCTGCCGACCCGATCGCGCAAGCGGCAATGTTCGACAAGTTTGTGTGGACGAAGGGTATCAGCTCGGACGTGCATACGCTCGCGACCGTGCCCGCTGCACGACGCTTCTTCGCGCGCGTCTATAACGGCGACACTGACGCGTATGAACCGCTTATCGTCCAGGCGCTCGAACACTTCGGGATCGAGGTGACAAAATGACAAAACCGCATCAATTTCGCGATCGTTTCGGCCCTGCGTTCGAGGCGTCCGCCTGCGTCGAAGGGCTCGGCCTCAACATCAAGCACGGTGACTGCGAATGCGGACGCATTATCTGCGCTTATGCCGACGCCGAAACCGCAGCCGCGTTTGCTGGCTTCGTCTCCGCATTCCACTACCTCAAGGATAAAGGCGTCGTCTTCGAAGGACTGACGGCCCGTACTCGCAAGGTACCGACGTGAAACGCTGGGCACTCTACTTTTGGAGTTTCGTTGTCGCCGCGTGGGAGTTCATGTGCGCGCCTTCCGTCAACCTCGATACGGACTGGTCGCCGGAGCATCCGCCGGAACTTCGAAACTTTCATATCTACGTCGTCAACCGCCGGGGTGAAACCATCTTCCGCGCTTCGGTTGTCGAATCCACCCTCTGCAAAGAGGAAATCGAACTGCTCTTCATCGGCGAAGGCGTGCCGCATGTCGACATTGTTGTTACGGAGGTAACGGTATGAGTTCTGACATGAAACGCGCGTTCAGAGTCAGCGCACAAATCGGCGATGGTTCCATCCTCGACAACATCATCGCGGCGCACTCCGTGTTCGGTGCCGTCGAGTTCATCAAAGTCGAAGCCATCAAAAACGGATGGTTCCTCGTCGGTCTGCTTGTCGAACCGTTCACCGATGAGGACGTGATCGACGGGCATGTGCGGGAGATCAAAGCATCATGAGCGAAATGCGATTCTGCAAAGATTGCAAGCACTACAAAGAAGCGGCGGGAGGCGCCGCTTTTGGAGTTGTTATCACCGTTCCCGATCTATGCTTTGCTGTAGTGAAATACGATCTCGTCAGCGGCGCTAGGATACCGGATAGCCCCAAATACATGCGAAAAATAGGAGACTGCGGCGAGGATGGGAAGTTGTGGGAGGCGAAATCGTGAAAGGCTTCGACCTCTATGAACAATGGCGTTCATGCGTCTATCAAGTCTCTGGCTTCATCGCGCCGTCGTGGGATGCGCTGGAAATCTGGGAGCGCGTGGCATGGGAGAAATTTTCAGAAACTTTGAAACCGCTGCCACTCTCAGGGAAAGAATTTGAAAGACAATGGCGTGGGCCATAGTAACAATCAATCCCGCTTCGGCGGGATTTTCGTTTATGATTGCATCATCGCAGGTCGCAACATCAAAGGAGCTCACATCATGCAAAATGTTTTCGTTGTCGTCACAAAAACCGGATTCATCGTCGGAGTCTTCGAAACGCGCATGAACGCAGAATATTTCGCAAAGAATCACGAAAAGGAAACCGCTCAAGAAACACGAGTTTCCGAAGAACCCATCATTCTTGCCAAGGCTTTCTAACATGCACCGCGTCGCCTACCTCTGCGGCGCAGGCTCTATCGCCTGCGCACTCTTCATCGTCCTCACCGCTTGCGGTGGGGGCGAATGCGACACATCGTGCCAACACGACCTCGCGCAAGCGCAAGGACACGCGACC